CTGTCTGATCCGTCCGTTGATATACCATAAAGCATTAGCGAACTTCTCTAACTCGTCTGATTTATCCGCTGTTGATTCATCTGACTTATCTACCGGTACGCTAAACTTTGGAGATGTAGAGGATAACAACCTATCAACGCCCAAAATAGCATTATGACCGTCTGGGCTTATGGTTATCTTCGCGTCCTCATCGGTAGGCTTGTCCTCCGTCCAGTCCATCAAGTATTCTTTTTCATATTCTTCATTGTCTGCGTCGCGGGTTGTGTATTGGTTTTTCAGATCGGTGCAATGGGCAACAATCTGCTTAAAGTCTACCCCGCCGTCACTTGCTTTCGTTTTCGCCATTTATATTCCTTTCATCCCGACTAGCGGGGATACCCATCTTTCGCGATCCCGTCTAATTGGTTCTGGTGCGGGGTCTCGGTAATTTGTCAATCCGTATGTAATCGCATCATAGGCGTGCTCTTCCTGCCCGTCCATAATGTCCTCTGGCTTATCCGGCTCTGTTTGGAGTACCGGTAATGTTCTAATCAAGTTTTTACAAGTATCAAAAACCTGTAATCCTGGTAACCCATCCGGCAATAATGCTAGTACGCTGTGCATCTTGCGTTTTTTGTTGGCATGGTCGTTATCCGCCCGGGTTAGGTATATTCCGTTACTCATGTATGTATCTGCCGTACTTGTGGCTATGTCTCCCGTTGTGCGCTTCGTCCACATAGACGGATCGGCAAAAGTGAAACCAAATGTCTCTTTATCTCCGCTCATTTCGTTAATCGTGCGTGCCTGCTGTGGGTCTGTCAATCCTGCTTGATATAACTCGCGGTATACATATATCCGGCGGCTGTCAGGGTTTTTCACCATCCAGTAGCACGCCATTGGTGCAGCAAACCCCCAATCTATTCCGCGCCATCTCTGCCATGTATCCGGTATATCAAACGGCTTGCAAATATGTGCATCTTCGCGCCATTCAGGGAACGCTTGCCCCGCAAACACATCCCAATCACCATCACGCCACATTTTCGCAAGCGTACCGGTCAGACTTTCTAAATATGTTTTATATTCCTGATTGATAAATGGATTATCTAAATAAGAACTAAAAAACCGCCGTGTGAATGTCTCTTTACCGTTGCGGTTAGGGATGATATACCTCTGCTTACTATCCTCATGACCAATACCGCCCGGGTTGGTTGTTAGATACGCACGCGGAACCCAGTTAGTTTTGCTGGTACGCAATGAGCCGAATAATAATTCTCGCTTTTTACCGCTGATCTGATTGGCTTCTTCTAAAACAATCCCGTCGTATTCAATGCCGATATATTTATCTATGTCTTTTTCGTTGGCGTAACCACCAATGACAATCTTGCTCCCGTTGTCAAATGTAATCTTCTCGCTGTTGGCTTTATGGCTTATCCCATGCAGAACGCGGGCTATCAAATCCTCAAACGATTCACTTGCTGCCTTTTGTGTCTGGCGCAAAAATAAATATTTCAAATTTGGTACTTGCTGGCAATCATCCAAACCCACCTGTGCAATAACCGCGTGAGATTTTGCACTTCCTCTCGTCCCATCTTCCAAGATTTCGGTTACGCCGTTACGTCTGTTTATCTCACTCGCTGCCGCGTGAAACGGCAACATGGTTTTTAATGCAACATACCCGCAAGACACAAACCGCCTGATCTGTGCTTCCGGGCATCCGGCATCGTGCGCGGATTGGATGTATGTATCAATCGCTGTCATACACCTTTTTAACCGCCTGATCGAATATTTCTATGGGTATCGCGCCGCCATCCTTGCCGGTGATCTCCGCCTTTGTTACTGGCTTACCCAACCGCCTGTCTAATATCTCGGTTGACGCTGATTGCTTTACCCGCTCATCACGGCTTTTAAGTCCTGCCGCTTTTACCTCTGCGGCTTGTACGACCGCATTATCAAGTATTATGTTTGCCCGTAGCATGACATCCCGCTTATACATCAATGCAATTTCGTCTAGGCGGTCTCTTTCTGTCTGTGGCTTGTCATAATAATAGGCTTTGTTTATTTTCGCGCTTCGGAGTGCCTCGGTTACCGTAAATGAATTTGACCTTGCTTCAATGTACGCAAGGTCTCGGTAATCAAGTGTTTCCAAAATAGCCCGTAAATCTTCCAAATACGGTCTTAACCTTTCCGTTTTATTCCTTTGGCTCTTCCACTACCACACACTTAACCAGCGCACCGATCCGTTTCAGAAACCATGAGGCATCCGCATACTCTGGAAGGTTCAAGGTCACATTGACGGTATGATCAGTCATGCTTTGCACCTTCCTTACCTCTGCCTCAAACTTAATTGCTATCGGCTCATTCACCCCGGGCGATTGCCTCGTCCACCATCTCGGATAAAGTACCCGTAAATCCGGCATCCCGTAACTGCTTGATAATCCGGTCAATCACGCCTTCGTTATGATTTTTGGAAACTTCGTTATCTGTCATATTTGCCTCGGTAGGGGCGGGTCGGCACTACCAATATTCGACAGCGGGTCGTCCGTGTGTGCGCCCGCCCCGTATCAACTATTTCTTGAACTCGCTGAATACGGCAGCCTCAACCGCCGCGTCAATCAGTCCAACATCAATGGTCAAGCCTTGACTGGCCAGCCAATCTTCAACAAACTGGACGGCATAGGCTTTCTTTTCCTCTGCCAATTCAATACCACCGGCCTGTTCGGCTGCTTTCACCGCAATACTGGCAGCCCATTCCAACTGATCGGTAGCCTGGGGATATGCAGCCTTTGCTTCCGCCCAAAACCGTTTAGCCAGGGCAACCAATGCACCAGCGGCGGCGACTGCCAACACCGGCAACATCGCCATCAAAAACTCCTGTAAAAACGAACTCCAAAACGCATTATCCATCTTGTCATCCTTTCGTAAATAAAAAACACCGCCTCCGGTGACGTTCTCAAACTGTCACTCAAAAGCGGCGTTTAGATTACAACTGCCAGATTATTCTATTTTCGTTTCGGGATGTCGTACTTGCGCTCTATGGTTGATACTATCATAAGCAATGCCTGCCTAATTGCTAACCAAAACTCGCGCTCCTCCATCCAAATAAACTATACCAAACGGTACATAGATTGTCAAGCAATTAGGTTTATTTCATATTGTCTAGCGGGCTTGAACCGTCTATTGCCTCCCGTAAATCCTTCTCTGTCTGGAAGTCGTATATCCGCAACAATCCGGTATTGCTATGCCCGGCTACCCGTGAGGTTGTCAGATCGCCCGCCCGCTTGCGCGTCTCGTGTACCCATGCCCTGCGAAAATCATGCGGGCTGGGCGAGTTGGTTATTCCGGCAAGGTTCGCATATTTCAAGAGCAATGATCGCACCGCCTCACGTCCCATTTGTTCACCGCGAATACTGGTAAACAGGTATCCATTGTCGGACCGCCTGCGTAGGTATCGGTTTAACTCTATTCGGCAGGTATCCCCGAAAAATACGAACCTGCTTTTGTTCCCCTTCCCGTGCTCCACAAATGCCGCGCCGGTTTTTATATCCACCTGGCTTATCAGGATGTTGCATAATTCAGTGACCCTAACGCCCGTATCGTACAAGAATGACATGATCGCGCGGTCTCGCACACCGTAATAATCCGCCCGGCATTCGGCTATCATCCTGGTAAAATCGTCCGCTGTTACCCCTTGAATAGGCTGTCTTGACCGTTTCGGCGGGTCTATCTTGGTTATCGGGTTCTTCCAGTTGGCTGGCTCGGCTGTCCGCTCATACCATCGGAGGAAGGCTTTTACCACCGCGAACAAGTGCCACAATCCGCCCTCGTTATGGTACGGCTCGTAATAGCCTAGATAATCGGTCAACACTTCATGGGTGATTTGATCGAGATAAAGGATCCGGTTGCGCTCGCAGTATTCTGTGAACGGCTGTAACTGGTACTCGTAATAACTGGAAGTGTTCTGTGATAATTTCCGGCTTCGTTTTGTAGCAAGGAAAGCCGTCAATTCGCGCGAAACCATGTGTCTTACTCTGGCAGGCATGGATTTACACACCCCCCATATATGGCAATAAGCGGCGATAATCGCTGAACAATCGTATAACTTGTGCGCTGGGGGGGACTTGAACCCCCACGCCTTGCGGCACATGGCCCTCAACCATGCCTGTCTGCCTTACCTTCAAACCGCTATATATGCCGGTCGCGTATCCTTCTAACCCGTACCTATTGCGGTACATA